TGATTATGATTATAGTAGAGATAATTATTATAACTTAATTGAAAAGGGTCAAGAGGCAATTCAAGGCATACTTGATATTGCAAAAGAAGGTCAACACCCTAGAGCATACGAAGTTGCAGGACAATTAATTCAATCAGTAGGTCAAACAGTTGATAAATTACAAGACTTACAAAAGAAATTAAAAGATTTAAAAGAGTTACCCAAATCAGCAACTCCTCAAATAAAGAATGCTTTGTTTGTTGGTTCTACAAATGAATTACAGAAGATGTTAAGAAAAACATCACCAGAAACATCTATGGAAAAGGCAAAAGAGAATGAAGATTTTGAAAGCAAAAGAAAACAGTCCACAGAAGATAACTTTAAAAATAAGTAATCTTACCTACATAACCAGTATGACACCACTTCCTGCGTTATTGGAGGGCGAGGAACTACTAAATCCTATAGAAGTATTGAAACATCAAGTATCTTCAACACCTAGATTTGGAGCAAATAGAGTGCCTTATAAAGAAAAAGAATATAGTGTATGGAGAGGCAGTCAAAGAGTACAGGCGGCTAAACAATTAGGTTATACACACATAGAAGGAATTGTTATTAATGGATAAATCAGAAGCATATTTAGGTAATCCGAATCTTAAAAAAGTAAATATACCTGTTGAGTTTACTAAAGAACAAATAATAGAATTTAAAAAGTGTGAAGAAGATCCTTTATATTTTATGGAGAATTATATTCAAATAGTTTCTCTTGATATAGGTCTTATACCTTTTAAGTTGTATGACTTCCAAAAACATATTGTAAGAACGGTACACGATAACAGATTTACAATATGCAAACTACCTAGACAATCAGGTAAATCAACAACAGTAGTATCATATCTATTACACTATGCATTGTTTAATCCAAATTCAAACATTGCCATACTTGCAAACAAATCCTCAACTGCTAGAGATATATTAGGAAGAGTTCAACTTGCTTATGAAAATTTACCAAAATGGTTACAACAAGGTGTAATCAATTGGAACAAAGGTAATATAGAGTTAGAAAACAAATCAGTTATTGTGGCGGCTGCAACATCTTCAAGTGCAATCCGAGGTGGTTCATATAATATAATATTCCTTGATGAGTTTGCTTTCGTACCACCGAACATTGCTCAAATGTTTTTTAGTTCAGTTTATCCTACAATTTCATCTGGTACTAAAACAAAATTAATAATTGTTTCTACACCTTATGGTATGAATCAATTTTATAAATTATGGGTGGACGCAGAAAATGGAAGAAATGATTATGTACCAATTGAGGTACATTGGTCAGAAGTTCCAGGTAGAGATGAAAAGTGGAAAGAAGATACTATAAGAAATACATCACCCGAACAATTTGCACAGGAATTTGAGTGTGAGTTTTTAGGTAGTGTTAATACTTTAATATCACCAGCAAAAATAAAAAACATAGCATTTCTTACGCCTAAAAAATCAAACGCAGGTTTAGATGTTTATGAGGATCCTATAAAGGGTCATACTTATGTTTGTACAGTTGATGTTGCGAGAGGGGTATTAAAAGATTATTCTGCTTTTTTAATTATAGATGTATCTTCTATGCCCTTTAAAGTAGTTGCAAAATTTAGAAGTAATGAAATTAAACCTTTATTATTTCCACATACAATTAGTCAAGTAGCAACTGCTTATAACAAAGCTAATGTATTGGTAGAAGTAAATGACCTTGGTCAACAAATTGCTGAATCATTACAATTTGAATTAGAATATGATAATCTATTAATGACTACTCAAAGAGGTAGAGCAGGACAAATTTTAGGTGCTGGATTTAGTGGTAGAGGTTCTGGTTTTGGTGTTAAAATGACCAAACAAATTAAAAAAATTGGATGTTCAAATATCAAAACTCTTATTGAGAGTGATAAAATATTGATATACGATTTTAATATCATAGAGGAAATGTCAACTTTTATCAGAAAAGGTCAAAGTTGGCAAGCTGAAGAAGGTTGTACAGACGATTTAATGATGTGTTTGGTTGTATTTGGTTGGTTATCTAATCAACCTTTCTTTAAAGAAATGACAGATACAAATGCTAGAAAAGTATTATATGATGAACAACAACATCAAATTGAGCAAGATATGGCCCCTTTTGGGTTTGTGGATGATGGAACTCCAGAGGAAGAGAAAGAAACTGTTGATGAATATGGTACAGTATGGCACCCCGTGGTTCGTAAGGGATTGTAGGCTTATAAATATCTGTAAGGTTGAATTTTGAATATGGGCGTAAGAAAACTTACGAGTTTTGAATGTATAAAAATATTAAAATTAGTTAACTAAAGGAGAAAACCTAATGGCATTTCAAGTATCACCAGGTGTTCTCGTACAGGAAAAAGACTTAACAAGAATAATTCCTGCAGTATCTACATCTATAGGAGCCTTTGCTGGCGAGTTCAGAAAAGGACCTTTGGATGAAGTTATATCAATTTCAAGTGAGCAGGAACTAGTAAGTAAATTTGGAAAACCAGACACTAACAATTATGAAGATTGGTTTAGTGCTGCTAACTTTTTACAATACTCTCATTCTTTAAGAATTGTCCGAGTACAGAATACATCTGTATCAAATGCTACCGAAACAGGTAGTGCATTTGTAATAAAAAATGATGCTGATTATTCAGATAATTATGCCGCTGGCGAAGGTTCGGTTGGAATGTGGGCTAGTAGAACTGCTGGAGTATGGGGAAACAATTTAAAAATTGAATCTTGTCCATCAGCTGCTGCTTATGAAGAAACTGCAAAAACTACAGTCAATGACTCTTCAACAAGTGTCGGAGATACTGTGGTTACGGTTACTTCCGGAACAGGAATTAGTGCAGGCGATATAGTTAATTTTGGAGACCAGTATGAATATAGAGTTATTAGTGTATCAACTAATGACTTAAACATAGTAAGAAAAGATGAGCCACAATATTACGGTACTTCTGATTCTTCTGGATTACATGCAGTTATTACAAATGCTGCTAATGTAAGACGAAGATGGAGATACTATGACTTATTTAACAAAGCACCAGGAACTTCACCTTTCGCTCAAACAAGAGGCGGTAGCAATGATGAATTGCATATTGTAGTTGTTGACGAAGATGGTGGAATAACAGGTGTAAAAGGTGATGTGTTAGAATCTTATGGACATGTTTCAAAAGCTTCTGACGCAAAAGGTCCTCAAGGGGATTCTAATTATTATCCAGATGTGTTATATACAAAATCATCTAATGTCTATTGGATGGATCACAACGCTTCAGGTTCTAACTGGGGTAATGCAGCTAGCGACACAACATTTACAGCGGTATCAACTAATTCAGTTGTATCACTTTCAAATGGTGCTGACGGTACAGCAGCTACAACAGGTCAAAAGAAATCAGGATATGAAAAATATGCTGACGCTGAAACAGTTGATGTTGGTCTTATAATAGCAGGTAAAGGTGACGCAACACACATAGGAAATCTAATTACAATTGCAGAAAACAGGAAAGACGCAGTAATATTTGCTTCTCCTGAAAGAAGTGATGTAGTTGGTATTTCTGATTCAAATACACAAAAAGATAATGTGGTTGGATTCTTTAACAGTATTCAATCATCTTCTTATGTGGTGTTTGATAGTGGGTACAAATATATGTACGATAGATATGCAGATATTTACCGACATGTTCCACTAAACGCTGATGTTGCAGGTTTATCAGCAAGAACTGACCTAGTTGCAGACTCATGGTGGTCACCAGCGGGTTTCAGTAGAGGAGTTATTAGAGGCGCTGTTAAATTAGCATTTAATCCAACACAATCTCAAAGAGATGAATTGTACAGAGCAAGAGTAAATCCTGTGGCAACTTTCCCAGGACAAGGTACAATTCTTTACGGAGATAAAACTGGACTTTCTGCTCCAAGTGCATTTGATAGAATCAATGTACGAAGATTGTTCATAGTATTAGAGAAGGCAATAGCAACTGCTTCTAAATTCCAATTGTTTGAGTTCAATGATGAATTTACAAGAGCGAATTTCAGAAACATTGTAGAACCTTTTTTAAGAGAAGTACAAGGCAGAAGAGGTATCACAGACTTCATGGTAGTGTGTGATGAAACTAACAACACAGGCGAAGTAATTGATAGAAATGAATTTATAGCAGAGATTTTTGTTAAACCTGCTAGAAGCATTAACTTCATTACTTTACAATTCATTGCAACAAGAACCGGCGTCAGTTTTGACGAGGTCGCAGGATAAGGATAGAAAAGGAGAAATAAAATGGCAAACATAAATGACTTCAAAGCTAAACTTTCCGGCGGTGGGGCTCGTCCCAATCAGTTTAAGGTAGTAATGCCTTTTCCTGGTTACGCTCAAGTTGGCGGAGAAATAGAAGATATGGCATTCTTATGTACAGGCGCTTCGTTGCCTAGCATGGATGTTGGAAAAATAGACATACCATTTAGAGGAAGACAGATTAAAGTTGCTGGAGATAGAACTTTTCCAGCTCCTTGGAAGGTGACTGTACTAAATGATACTAATTTCAAATTAAGAAACGCATTTGAAAGATGGTCAAATGGTATCAACAATATGTCAGATGGTGAAGGATTAACAAATCCTGCAGACTATCAAGTTGACGCATTTGTTGACCAGTTAGACAGAAATGGTACAACTATCAAATCATACACTTTAAGAGGTGCTTTTCCAACAAAAATTGAACCAATTACTTTAAAATTTGGAGTAGAAGGCGAAATTGAGGATTTTTATGTTGATTTGGAGTATCAATATTTTGAAACGAATACCACTACTTAAAAACTACTTATAAATAGTAGTGTAGTTTTAAGGAGAATAAATTATGGCTGAATTATTTGGTTTTTCTATTACCAGAGTTAATAAGAAACCGGATCCAAAGCAAAGCTTTACAGTTCCACAAGCGGATGATGGTACACAAACCATCGCCGCTGGTGGTTATTTTGGACAATACCTTGACATGGAAGGTACTGCCAAAACAGAGCAGGACTTAATCCGAAGGTATAGAGAAATAGCATTACACCCCGAGTGCGACATGGCAATAGAGGATATTGTCAATGAGGGTATTGTCGCTAATGAATTAAAAGACGCAGTAAGATTAAACCTAGAAAACTTACCATTCGGTAAGGATGTCAGACGAAAAATTGAGGACGAATTTCAAGAGGTATTAAGATTGATGAATTTTAATACTAGAGGTCATGATATCTTTAGACGATGGTATGTTGATGGAAGATTATATTATCATAAAGTAATTGATAGAGAATCTCCAGTAAAAGGTATTACAGAATTAAGATACATAGACCCACGAAAAATTAAAAAGGTTCGTGAGATAAGAAAAAGACGACCAGATGGTCCTACACCATATGGTTTATCAGTAGTTGATGAATGGGAAGAATATTTTATATTCAATGAAAAGGGTGTTATCAATACAACATCTGGTGGAATTAAAATTGCTGTTGACTCAATAGCATTTTGCCCAAGTGGATTAATAGACCAAAATAAAAATATGGTCTTATCTTATTTACATAAAGCAATTAAACCTGTTAATCAATTAAGAATGATTGAGGACGCTGCTGTTATATACAGAATAGCAAGAGCACCAGAAAGAAGAATATTTAAGATTGATGTAGGAAATTTACCTAAAGTAAAAGCAGAATCGTATCTCCGTGATGTGATGGCAAGATATAGAAACAAACTTGTTTATGACGCAAGTACAGGAGAAATTAGGGACGATAGAAATTATATGTCCATGCTTGAAGACTTTTGGTTACCAAGTAGAGATGGAGGAAGAGGAACAGATATTACTACTTTACAAGGTGGACAACATCTAGGAGAAATTCAAGATATTGAATACTTTAGAACAAAACTTTATAGAAGTTTAAATGTTCCTGCTAGTAGATTAGAAGCGTCAACTGGTTTCAATCTTGGCAGAGCAGCTGAGATTACTAGAGATGAACTTAAATTTACAAAATTTGTACAAAGATTAAGAAAGAAATTTACAGAAATTTTTAGTGATATATTAAGAACACAATTAGTTTTAAAAGCCGTTATAACGGATGAAGATTGGTTTACAGTAAGAGATTGTATGCAATATGATTTCTTACAAGATGGACACTTTGCTGAATTAAAAGATTCAGAATTATTAATGGAAAGATTAAGACTAGCCGAACAATGTAGAGATTATGTAGGTAAATATTTTTCAGTTGATTATGTTCGTAAGAATATCTTAAAACAAAACGAAAGAGATATAGATAAAATAGACCGCCAGATTAAACAAGAAATTGATGATGGTATCATTGCTGATCCAATGGCACAATATCAAAAAGATCCTGGCATGATGGAAGGAAAAGACAATGACAGAAAAAGTTAGTAAGTTTATTAATACTTTGCAGAAAGGTCAAAACGCAGAAGCTGGTGAAGCATTTAAGGATGCTTTAAGAGATAAAGTAGCAAGTGCATTAGACCAAAAAAGAGTTGATATGGCTGCAAAAATATTTGATAAAAATTTGGAACAAGATCATAGTGACCCGAAACCTGTGGTAACGGAACCAGCACCAAGAACGGATACAATTTTAGATACAGATGGAAACGAAATTAAATTTGAACCGAATACTGCTCCTGAACCAACAGCACCTGTTCCTGAAACTACACCAGCAACTGTAGCGCCAGAAGCGCCAGCAGTACCAGAGGCCCCGGCTGGAAATGAAGGTATCTGATTTTAATAAACCGAGTGAAGTAGATACACCGGTCTTTAATGAATTACCACCTTTACATAAAAAGGCGGTTAATGATTTTTATAGTCAAGTAGATTATCATAACAAAGATGTTGTTAAAGAAGTTGAAACAACAATAGACAAGGTGTGTGTACAACATAATGTTAATACGGATGTAATTTATAATTACATAGATAAGGAATTAGGAGAATAATATGGCATGGGTAGATGTACCAGGTTCAAGTAGTGTTTGGCAATATGAAAATACTGCTACAGCAGCTAATACATATTCAGATTCAGGCGCTGGAGCAAATTCTGTTTTTTCTGGTGGAATAAGAACTTATACTAAACCAGGTGGGGGTACAGTAAAAGTTTATGCTAGAACTAGAAAAAAAGGTACTACAGTTGAGCGTGGAGAACTATCTAAAACTTATTATGATGGACAGTAATGACAGTAGTAATAACTCAATTAGTAGATGATACAAAGAAAGTTATTGTTAAGGTTACTGGCGCTCACAATGAAGAAGAAAATATAGTTTACCCAGCGGATCTTAAAAATGCCACTAGTGAAGCAAAGGTTAGTATTTCGGATGTTAAGTATGAAGTTAAAGGTGGAGGTAATTTAACTTTAGAATTTGATGGTAAAGGTGAAAAATTAGAAATTACAGGAATTGACAATTACGGTCTTAAACCTGAAGAAGAAAAAATTGAGGGAGAAGGAAATATAAAAGTAAAATCAGACGCTAATGTGAGTGAATTTAAATTTTTGTTAGAGTGTGAAAAAGAAAGTGGATATGAGTAAAAGTAGATTAGATATATCAGACCAAACGGCTGTAAGTATGCCAATGAAAAACCTAATTGCCATAATCGGTGCCGTTGCTATTGGCGTGTGGTCCTATTTTGGTGTAGTTGAGCGATTAAATAATTTAGAAACTAAAGGTACACTTTTAGAAAA